GCAAACAGCTCAAGTTACTCAGGCTGCTGCTGTTGCTGAAGCGACTTCGGCGGCGATGCCAACTGTTAATGGGACTACTCATGAGGTCGTTCTGAATCCTGGTGGTGGTTATAAGCCAGAAGGTGCAATGGCTTTTCTAAAGGTAACCACTCCTGTAGAAACTGTTGCGGTATGGGTGCCAGTTACGAAGCGTGCTCTTGCAGATAGTGCCCAGTTGCGTGGGATTATTGACCAGGAATTGCGGGAAGCCTTAAGGGATAAGATCGAACACTATATCCTAAATGGAACTGGAACACCTGCTTTTACTGGCATTACAAATACTCCTAATATTTTGACGCAAGCGTATGTTACAGATAAATTGACGACAGCTCGCAAAGCTATTACAGCCCTGTCTACTCAGGGGTTAGATAAGCCTACTGCTTTCTTGATGGCGCCAGCCGACTGGGAAGCATTTGAATTAGCGCTGTTCCAAGCTGCGCCATATTTACCATATCAGCAATCTCTATGGCGTGTTCCAGTGGTTGAATCGCAGTATCTTACTCCTGGTACCGCTTATTTGGCTAACTGGACTAAGGCTGTGATGTGGGATCGTCAACAGGTAACGATTAGCATTAGCGATAGCCATGCCGATTTCTTTATCCGTAACCTTATTGCGGTGTTGGCTGAAGCTCGTGCTGCTTTTGGCGTTTTACGCCCGAAGTCGTTCGTTGAGATTGACCTTACTGCGTAATAGGTAAAAATGAGAGGAATGGGTGGGGAAACCTGCCCATTCCCGAGAGGATTAGTTATGGATGAAAAAGATGAACTTGTGATAGTGCTACTGAGTAGAGATGTGGGCATTAAGATGTTGAAGTCTGAAGCTGAAAGGCAAGGGCTAAAATATCGGCGCATTGGTGAAAAACAATATTCTGGTGAAATCGAGAATAAAATGGAGCATCCTGTGGAAGATAAGGGGATTTCTCCAGATGCCAGAAAACGAAAACCTAAACAAGCAGGTGAATGATGGGACTTTGCTCGATTGATGATGTAAGTACATTTTTGGGTAAGGATATTTTGCCTGATAACCAACAGGTTATTCAGGCTATTGCTGAGTCAACGGCTGCAATCCAAAACTACTGCAATCAGAAAATCGAGTATGTCGAAAATGACACTGTTTTGTTTGACGGAACTGGCACTAAGAAGATGTTTCTTCCAGAGTTGCCAGTAACGCAAATTGTATCGGTTAAAGTTAATGGTGTATTGATTGATCCAAGTGGTTATGCTTTGGCTGAAAATGGTGTTTTGTGGCGTTTTTACGATGTATGGCCTGTTGGGGCGCGAAATGTAGAAATTACATATTCACATGGTTACCAAACTATCCCCGATGATTTAAAGGGCGTATGCTATCGGTCGGCTGCTCGTCTCTACCAAGCTCAGCTAAAAGCATTACATCAGGATTTTGTAGCTGGTCTTCAAACTGTAACAGTTGGAGATTGGTCAGAGGCATATGAAAGTGGACAATCGTCATCTTCGGGGGAATCCGATAAGGGCATCTCCGCTGCTCGCACACTTCTACTGAGTGAGAAGGAAATACTCAATAAATATCGCTATAAAAGGATATCATGAGCAATAAATTTCCTCACACGATGACTTGGTATGCGAAGACTGCAACGGCCAATGTTTTTACTCGAAAAGTAATTACTGAAGTAATGTGGCAAGCGCAAAAAGTTGCAAATATGGTAAAATCTGGTTTAGTAGATTCGGATAAAGCAATTGTTTGGGTGCCATTTGTAACTATGGATGGTGATAATCGTTCTGCTACGTTGAATTTCAAAGTGGGCGACTATCTGGTTCCAGGAGTTGCATCTGAAGAGATGTCTGGAAGCACATTTACACCGACCATGTTACTGGCTAAATATCCAAATGCTATTCAAATCAGAACTGTAGATGTAAAAAACTATGGGCCGCTCAGTATGCAGCATGTGGTTATAGGTGGTAAGTAATGGCGGAACCCAGAATTGAACAACCAGGACGGCGCGTGATTCAAACTACTAATGGTGAGTTGATTTTGGAGTGGGATCCACAATTTGCTAATAGAAGGATGGATGCCTATAATCGAGCTCAACGCTTTTTGGATGCGCAAGTACTTTACAAATCCGAAGAGTTTATTCCTGTGCGTACTGGCGAATTGATTCAGTCTGGAAGACGGAATACGATTATTGGTTCTGGATGGGTAATCTGGAAAGTCAAATATGCAAGACCAGTCTACTATGGACGAAGAGCTCCAGGGCGAAAGGGGCCAAAGGTT